TTTCCGGCGCACCCTCCGCCGGAAACACTGCGCCGCTGCCGCGCAGTCGGCGCCCGACAACTAACTTTTTGCCCCGTCAAAAAGTTATCCACAGACTTATCAACACCAGACTTAACCATTCCAAACTCCTCCAAACCTTAACTTATCCAATCCATACGAAAGAAAGCATCGCTTTCTGAGTTCCCTTTATCCGTTCCAATCTTTCCCCTCTCCTCTCCAAACCTCACCTCTCCCGTCTCAACCAAAAAAATAATTTATTATTTTTATTTTCTTTTTGGTTCTTTTTCTTTTTGATTTTTCGCCGTTTTTAAATTTTGTTATACTGTTCCTTGCCTGATTGCGCTTAGCTCTCAAGCCTCTTAATCAGCATTCATTCCGCGTTAACGGCTCGATTCTCGGAGCTTTCGCTCGTCATGCCGACCTATTTTTAAAACTTCCTTTAACGCTTCCTTACTTCACTGTCGGCGGCTCTCTGTGTCCAAACAGTGCGCTCAGGGCATCTGCCAAAGCCACCGCCAACCTATTCCCGCACCCGACGCTCGGGCCGCAGCCGCGGGCTGAGCGTTCACTGTCATCTCATTGCCCCATCCCCGCGTTGCTCCTTAATACCTGTTTAATCTAACCCGCCGGCGGATCCGTTCCCCGGAATCCCTGCCACGACACATTTATGCTAATAAGGTATGCTGTCATCAATATCTCCCTGCTCGTCTGCCTCGCTGAGGCCGCCTCCGGTGCCACTGGCTGAGCGTTCACTGTCATTGCCCGGCTTTCCCTTTCTTGTCATTGCCCGACTTTCCCTTTCCGTCATTTCCCGACTTGATCGGGCAATCTCTTTACTGTCATTTATCGCCTCACCGGCTCGGTGCGGCTGTAACCGCTCATAATAACGGCGGTTATTGGCATCAATCAGCGGCCGCGCAAAAGAAAACACCACAGCCGCGGCCGGATTGCTTTTTTGCAGGCGCGCAGCGGTGGTGCTTTCATTGTCTTCCAGCCAATGTCTGTCATACTCGACACATATATCTATCGCCTCGCGAATGATGTCTGCCGGCTGGCTTTTCAGCCCGTCCCAGATGGAATAAGGCAGAACAAACCCAACTTTAACAATATTTTTCTTTTTTCTGGCCATAGCCTAGTCCTTAACCAAACAATTTCATTGCAATTAACTGAACTATATCAACCGTTACGGCTCGCCCTATCAATTTACCACGAGCAGTGTCAGACATTTCTTCACCATCTTTTCCTGCGGCCGTCCAGCCATCGGGAAATCCCTGTAAACGTTCCTTTTCCTGCGGAGTTAAAAAGCGTAAGTTCTCACCGTCCCAAACACCCTGCATATTACGCGTAGTCAACGTAAATGCATATTTGTCACCCATCATTCGACCATTTTGTAATTTTTTGGCCGATGTAATATCGCATACCGGTCTAATATTTAAATTTCTCCTCGCCTTTTTAATAAATTCGCTATTTCCTGTTGCCTTTTTTTCGATAGGAAATACTTTTGGGAAGGATTCTCCTCTAAGATGTCCGATAAAGTATATCCGTTCTCGTTTTTGGGGTAATATCCAGCATGTATTAACAAGCTGCCATTCACAGTCATATAGCCCAATGTCGGCAATTTCTCGCAAACATCTGATAAAGTCTGCTCCTCTGTCACTTGTAAACAGTCCTTTGACGTTTTCAAAGATAAAATATCTAGGCTTAACCTGTCGAATAATCCGCATCGCTTCAAAGAACAAACCGCTTCTTGCGCCGGCCAAACCTTTCCGTTTGCCAGCAGATGAAAGATCTTGACATGGAAATCCAAAGGTAATGAGATCTGCTGATAATCCGGAAACATCTCTAATTGTTGTAACATCACCTAACTCCTCAGCTGATGGAAAATGTCGTTTATAAACGGAAATAGCATTTTTATCTATTTCACTGAAATAATGCCGGTCAAATTCAATCCCTGCTTTTTGTAATCCAAGTGCAAATCCGCCAATTCCGGAAAACAAATCAATATATTTTATTTTCATTGCCGCAAAAATCCTTTAAATGAATACAAAATATCGGCACATCATTTTATCCGCCTGTTGCCATCCTCAAGAGCAGTCTCTGTCGAAACTGTCACGGTGCAACAAAGCAATTTCTTAAAAATCAATTACATATCCAAGGCTTTGGCATAAGTCTCCAAAAGAATTTCCTGCTCATCGCGGTCAGCGGCGTTCATTTTGCGCAATTTGAGAATCATCCGCATAACCTTAACGTCAAATCCGGCGCCTTTTGCCTCGGTAAAAATATCGCGGATATCTGAGGCTATTGCCGCCTTTTCTTCTTCCAGACGTTCAATTCTTTCAATCAGGGAACGCAGTCTATCTACGGCAATGCCGCCAACTTCAGCCGGTTTTGTTTCCGAAGTTTCTATTTTTTTGCCGATTTTCTGCATATCATGATTAACCTGCACATTTTTATTTTTCTCCGACTGATCAGCCTCTTTAACAATGTCCATTTTCGGTTCTGTTTCCATTTTTTCATCCTCATAACTAAAACTGTTTACTACTTCAGACGAAATTCCAAATCGTCTCGCTAATTCTTGAGCTTTTTCTTTAGACGCATATATTTTCTTCATTGGCGGATTATCCAAGTAAACCAAGCTGCATACACAACAATAATGAACAATACAACACCCCACAACGGAGCCAAAACAAGCCACCATGACCAGGAAATAACCCCGCATAGCTTAAGAGCGATAAATAAAATCGTCAGAGTTCCCCAGAATCCCATATCATTTCCCTTTCGTAAAATAAAACACCCGACCGCCCACCGCTGAATCGATGAATCGATAAAGTTAAAAAGCTAGAACCGGACGAACGTACCGACTGTAGTAGTACTTATTGCCGGCATACCTGTTACCGTCACTCATATCCAAATGCCACGCATAGTTGCCTGAATACTCGGTAGAGGACCAGTAGTAAACTTCATCATCCAAAGCTTCACCACCTGCTGCAATAAAGGCTTCGTTCAAAACTTCTTTATTCTTATAAATTGCCTCGAGCTGTCTCAGATTAGGCATTTGCGCAAACTGTTCTTCACATTTGCGTTTACCGTCCCACCAATCAACCTCTTTTATGTCTTTCGGAAGCACGAAAAACGCGTGACAGTCATCCTCCACCACAACAATCCCCTTTAACGGCCTTTTTTTATCAAATTTAGCGTCGATTGTTCCGTCCCAATAAGCAAACTCACCTGTTTTCATTGTCTTTCCCTTTCATTAAAATAATCTGCCCACACAATCTCCGTACCATCCTTTTTTCTTCGATCCCAAACAAACCAAGCAAATTCCATCACTGGATTGCCATTTCCGACAAAATCAACCTTGTTTGGAATAACTATAATCTTAGATGGAGGATTATCTTTATAAAGACTAACACGCGTTTTACCTGTCAGATAACGAATTGGCAAAAGAAGAGCCAAACATTTATTTGCCAAACGTAAACCCTGCACAATAAACTCATATGCAAGATTAAAAGGCGGATTAGTGACAATATTATCCACCTTTTGGTTTTCCAGAAGAAAATCTATTTTTTCTGGAACCCTGTCATAATATCCTCTGTCTATCAAATCGCTTGATATAACGCGATAACCCGCTTTTTTTAAAACTTCGGACATTCTGCCGTCACCGCAAGCACATTCCCAAATTGGCCCATCAAAATGATAATTTTTTAACAAGATGTCGGTCACATACTCCGGTGTCGGATAAAAATCATCCTTCTGCCTCATATCCTTAACATTACGGCCAACAAGTTTATACTGAGCGTTGGACATTCATTTCCCCGTTTCATCGGTTAAATTTATCTGATTGTCTTTTTCATGCTGTGCAATCCAAGCCAAAACCCTTTCCTGCGTCTTCTCCCGACATTCCCGTCCTCGACGCAAATCAAAAACAAAAGCCGGATTATTCAGAACCTTAGCCCCAAAGATAGTTGGAGAAAAATCAGATCTTTGCAAAAAATTTTCCACAAAATGTAAAAAATCAACTCTTTTCATTACATCCTCCAATACGATAGATATACGACAAATCGTAGCATGTCAATACGGTAAATAATATTTTACAATATACGATTTATCGTATATATTTAAGAAAAGGAGAAAATGATGGCAACACCTGATGAAATAAGGAAAAAAATAGATTCTTTAATCAAATCAAAAGGATTAAATTATGCACAGGTTTCTAAAATGCTTGGGCGTGGTGTTGCTTTTATGCAGCAATACATAACAAACGGCAGTCCCTTGCGACTTAAAGAAACCGATCGGAAAAATTTATCCCAAATATTGGAAATCAACGAACAAGAATTAACAGATCTCCCGCTGAACCTGCCTTTTCCCGGAAAATTAAACATTCTCGAAGGATTATTCGCCAAAAACAACTCCACCGGAACTGTTCAAATCGACATCATCAGCGCCACCGCCTGCTGCGGCAGCGGCAATGAAATCTTAGCCGAAGATATTACCGGTCATTGGATTATCCCGCAGGCTGATTTCCGCGCTATTCCTCTTGCCACAACCCCGGACAATATCAAAATGCTGCGTGTCTCCGGCGATTCCATGGAGCCGACCTTAAAAGACGGCGATTGGATTCTCGCCGACATTTCCCGCAAATCTCCGGATTCTGACGGCATTTATCTGTTGCAGCTCTCAACTGGTTTGGCTGTCAAACGCTTGCAAGGCTCCATCACCCCCGACACCATTATCATCAAATCAGATAATCCCGTCTATAATCCCGAAAACGCCAATCTTAAAGACGTCATTATTCTTGGCCGCGTCATCTATATTCTTAAAACCGAAAAGGTAGGATAACATGAACATATTAAAAGCATCTCTGATCTTATCATTATTACTGCCATACTCCATAACAGAAGCAAAAGAAAGCTACTACTGCGATAAATTAGAAGGCCTTACAACGCCATTAAATGAAAAATCGAAAATATGGGAGTTAATGCGTCCAATACACAACGGCGTAGAAACGACAGAAACCATATCCGGCTTCAAAATTGTTATAGATGGGAACAATAGCTACATTCAAAATGAAGATAGTGAAGACAAAACACCTTTGCTTTTATTTTATAATTCTGATGAAAAAGCCGAATTGCTTGAACCTGGAAGTGTAGCATCCTCTCTTTGGACATTAGACAAGACAAAAAAACAAATATACCAAGCCAAAAACGGCTTGCTAGAAAACAAATTTAAACCTCTCTTAAACATAACACAAGGCTACCAAATGATTCTCAAAGGAAATTGCAGATAAAACATGATAACAAATTAAACAACTATAGTTTAATACCCTTTAACAACCCATAAAGCAATGCCCAAATCATCACACAATTGTTTCAATAAATCGACATAATGCCATTGCTTTTCATTTTCAATAATTAAATAAATTGCCGGCTTTCTGCCGGTTTTTTTAGCATAATGTAAACTTTGTCCTATTGCTTCAGCCCACTTGGGCGCAAAATCAAATTCAATCGCATAATCCCGAGTCAGACAATCAACCCGCGTTCTGTCATCTAAACGATATTCCGTTACACCATAGCATAAACTATTCTGATAATATTTTTCAGAATATTTATGCCCCGCCAATGCAGGAAATACAACAAACAAGGTTATTATAAAAATTACAATCTTCATCACAATTCAACCAATAATTTTATTTATAGCCTATTTTCATCGAAAAATCAAGCAATAAAAAATATCGCACAAAATACGATAAACCGTATTGACATATACGATAAAGCGTATTAAATTATATGATAAATCATACAAACCAACCAAAAAGGAGAAGAGATGAAAACAGGATCATACATTTACACCGACGGGACACGTTCTGATGAACTCGATCGGTCTAAAACGATTGCCGGCATATTGTGCAATGTTACTGACACACACGAAATCGCTATTATGCCGGTTGAGAGCGAGGAAATGCTTAATTTTGACGAAGCGCAACAGTTTTGTCAGGACGCCGGCGGCCGATGCCCAACCATTGATGAACTCACCGGCATTTATTTGAACAAAGACAAAATCAATGCTGCGTTGAAAGCAGCCAACCTGCCGGCCTTAAAAGAAAGCTGGTGCTGGTCCTCTACCGAGTATAATAACGACTATGCGTGGCTATTGCGTATGAGTGACGGTAACAGGGCTTGGGGCACTAAGCACAGCGATAGCAACTACGTTCGTCCGGTTCTAGCTTTGTAACTTTATCGATTCAACTATTTTAGGCAAAAAAAGCATGATGTCTGAAAATATATATTTATACGACACAACCGAGTTAAAACTTATCGATCATTACATCAACATAATTGATCAACTAACCGCCGGTTTCTGCGGCTTCAGCATCACTTTTCTGCCGCTTTATACATTAATCCAATATATGAGGTAACCCCTCCCGCGTCATCCTCGAGGGCAGTCCCCACAGGAACTGCCACCTCGGGGATCCACAAACCGATTGCACAGCAATGCAACAACATAAGGAGCAAACATGGACACCAATTCAAAAGCCATCGAAAATTTGCAAACCATCCGTCAAATTTTGGAGCAGTCAAAAATGAATCCCGGCTTTAAAGAGCTGGACATCATCTATAAAAAAACATTCATCAAGGAGGAAAACGAATGATTAATCGCATCGCGCCTGGAACACCCTCTTTTCTGTCCTGCTCTGGCTCGGCCGGAGCATCCCCTCGCAAGGAACATCTCTTTTGGCATCAATATCCGGCTCAGCAACCAACCGAAATTGAACGTTGGAAAACCTTTCTGATTGCCTACCCCAATCCGCGTTTTTATCGCAGCAAATTTGCGAATGAACGCATTAACAACGGCATTCCGCCTTATAACTACGATGTCAGCACTTGGACCGGCGCTGATTTTGCCGATACGCGCAACATAAAATTTTGGGCCAGAATTCCCGCCGCAACGGAAATTATAAAATGAAAAAAAACAACCCCGAATATAACAAAATAAACAATCAAATCCAGTGCGTCATTCGCGAAATTCGCATGCGGGAAAGATGTTATCCCTCCATGGTTGCCCGTGGAAAAATTGATCAGACGGTTGCTGACTATGAACTGAATTGTATGAAAGCCGTCTATCAAACCCTTTGCGCGGCCGAACGCGCCCACCTGGATAAAACCTGGAACAACCAATAAGTTTTCGGACGGTATGTTGACGCCTACTAACTCCTGAATACCGTCCGCCTCCCGCCTTTAACCTTGGAGAAAAAAGCAATGAAAATTGATGAAATAGGTGAGAAATGATTGTTTGTTATTTTTCGTGCGGTGCTGCAAGTGCTGTAGCGGCAAAACTAGCGATTGAGAAATATGGTAAAGAAAATGTCCGTGTAGTAAATAATCCTGTCATTAACGAACATCCAGATAATATTCGTTTTCTCGAAGATTGCCAAAAGTGGATCGGTATAAAAATAGAAAAAGCAATTAATCCTTGCTATGCAAAGTGTGATATTGAAGAAATATTTGATGACTATGAGTTTGTCAGCAATGCTGCTGGATTTGCTCCTTGCACTTTTGAGCTAAAACAGGTTGCTCGTATGGAATGGGAAAAAAATAACAACTTTGATAAAGAAAAAGATGTTGTCGTTATGGGCTACACCAAAGGCGAGGAAAAACGCGCAGAGGGTTTTAGAAAAAGCAAAAAGAATATTGGATATATTCTTGAGTGCCCTCTTATTGATAAAGGGTATGATAAGCATCGCTGCTTTGCAGAAATGGAAAAAGCTGGAATTAAATTGCCTGAGATATACACCAAGTATGAGTTTCCTAATGCAAACTGTATTGGGTGCGTAAAATCCGGCTCGGCGTGGTATTGGAATTTAGTCCGTAAACATTTTCCGGAAATATTCAAAAGACGGGCCGAACAATCAAGACGTTTGGGATGTCGATTAGTCGATTTAGGGATTAAGAAAAATCCCCCTGAGGGGTATGAAAGACATATTTTCTTGGATGAGCTAAGCCCGGATGTGAAAGGGCGTAAGCCTAAAGATTGTTATGTTGAATGTGGTATATTTTGTATGAAGGGAGAAAATTGATGGCATATTTAGAAGAACTTTTAATTAAGAATTTTACTTATTATCAGAAAAATATGTTCAAACCTCATAAGCAAAATGAATATAAAATAGTTTGTAAATATTGCGGAAAGGTAAAGAAATGATTAACATGGAAGAATATATTAACAAGATAGTAAATGCGGATTGCTTGGAAATTTTGAAGCAGTTGCCCGACAAGTGCATTGACCTTGTGTTGACCGACCCGCCGTATAATACAACGGCTTGTAGCTGGGATATAAAACTTGATTTAGGTTTGCTTTTTAGGGAGCTTAACAGAATAAGCAAAAGACAAATTTTGTTTGGGGTTGAACCGTTTACTTCAGAATTAATTATGGCAAATAAAGAAAATTTTTGCGAAAAAATAACTTGGAAAAAGCACAGGGCGGCAAACTTTGGCAATGTAAACTTCCGACTTCTCAAGTATACAGAGGATATTGTTGTTTTTGGAAACGGCGTTTTTAATAAAGAATATGAAGAAAGAAAAAGCAGTAGAATTGCAGAAGCCCAAAAAGGTAAAAGTAAGCAATGGAGAACAAACAGAAAAGACACGCAGGAAGTTTCTTTTGCCACTGATTACGGCTGTTCTGATTGGCAAAAATATGATGCAAATAAAAAACTTATTGGGAATATATGGGAAATACCTGCTGTTGTAAGCAATAGTAAAGAAAAAACAAGCCACCCGACACAAAAACCTGTAAAACTTATGGAAAGAGCTTTAAAAATATATTCCAACGAAAATGACCTAATTCTTGATTGCTTTTCAGGTTCAGGCACAACAGCCATTGCTTGCCATAACCTGAAAAGGCGGTTTATATGTATTGAAAAAGATTTTGACTACTGGGCGGCATCGGTTAAACGTTTGGAAGATGCTAAAAAGCAACTATCAATTTTTGATTTGTTTGAGGTAAAGGATAATTAGGAGTTACGGTAATGCGAAAAGAGTTCTTGATAATGATGACATTCTACATTGCTGGACTTGTCTTTGTTAACTACGCGGAGCCGCTTAGTCAAACAGCATGTTATATTATTGGCTGGCTATCCTATTCGTTTTATTTTATTTTTTGGGAGGTTGTAAGAAAAAAATGAGTAAAGAATTAACAGATGCCTGGAAAGCTGGAAATATTAAATCAGGTTGGTATTGGGTAAAAACTGCGCATGGTTTCATCCAACCGATGTACTACCTAATAACGAGAGTTAAAGGGGAATTAGTAAAAGGGTTTGCAGAAGAACCATATGACAGAATTAAAGAAGTCCTCTCCCCTTGCAATTATAACCATTTTGTTGAACTCACCGAAAAGGTTAAAGAGCTTAAGCGAGACGTTGAGACGTTAAAGAGCAATTATAAACTGCTGGAGAAGCAGCAGGCGGAAAATCTTGCCCACGGACAAGCCTTAGTCGATGAGTTCGGCGATTTTGAGGCTCTTTATGAAGAACTTATCCGCTTGAGAAAAGAAGTAACTAAGGGAGAAGAAATAATCGGAAAACTGATTAATGAAGGAAATGACGCTATTAATAAAACTAAACAGCTTAGCTGCCTGCTAAAAGAATGTGACGGTTGCGTGCGCAGCTTAAGGGCTCGCGGCGTATCAGATTGCAACGGAAGCAACCTAAACGACCTTTTAACCCGTATCAGCGCCGCTCTCAGCGAAAGTGAGGAAAAATGAGCAACGGACCGATTGATGAAGAAAAAATTAAAAATTTTAACCTTGGCAAATATTATGGACGTTGGGCGACTTGGTCTTCTGTTCTTCATTTTATTGACCAGAAAAATGCGGAAATATCACCAGAAGCAAGAACAATAATAAAAAACGAAACTAAAAAATGGGAATGGCTATGGTGTAATTCAAATAAACTAGGTTTTCCAATACCTGTTGAAAAATGGGAGCAAAACAAAAATGACAATGACAAATGAAGAACTCAAAAAGCTTTATGGCTCTCCCCGATGTCCGGTATGTTTTGGACAGAGCTTTGTTTGCGAACATTGCCCGTATAAAGAACAAGGGGAAGATAATTTCAAAAGATATACAGACAAAATAACAACTGAATTTGCTAAAAGAATAAAAAAAATAGTCATACAAGCACTAAAGGAAAAGAAAAAAAATGATAAGGCCTAAAGTACGCGACATATGGCAGTACAAAACTAAACCATCCGTCAAAGCACATGTTCAAAAAAACAGTAAAAGCCACGTCTATTTTTTGCAACTGAATATATTCGGTGAAGTCTGCCCAAAATGCGAAGAACTGCCTTATTTTTTAGAACGCTACACCTACCAAGGCCCGGCAAACGCTGCTATTGAAGATCTATTTTCAAAAAGGAAATTTAAATGACTCGACAAAACAGCCAAAACAATATAAAAAGAGTCCTAAATGCAAAAGAAGCTAGAGAATATTTAGGCCTTCCTCGCTATTCTTTTGAAAAAGCGGTAAAAGAAGGAAGCATTGAATTTAAGTTAATTGGTAAAAAGAAATTCTTCCCTATCTGGTGTTTAGAAAAATGGCAAAACGACACAACGAACCATATCGATTGTTCAAAAGAGGTGAAGTCTATCACGCCTATATCTCATTCGTCGATGAAACCGGAACCAGAATACAGCTTAGAGAAACTACTGGCTCAGTGGAAGAAACCTCAGCTGTCAACTACTGCATTAAAAGGATTGCGCAGTTACAAAAGAAAGCCCATCAACAAGCTAGTGGAGAATTGCCCAGCATAACTGTCGATGAAGCTTTTGCCCGCTACTTTCAAGAAAAAGGCCAATATTTAACTCTCCCCAAACAAAGATTAAGCCGACTGGCAAAATTAAAACATGATTTAGGCGTATCATATCTTCACGAAATTACTGAACTGCAAATAAACAATTTTGTCTCTCAAAATCGAAACACTTTAAGCAATTCCACCATTAACCGCTATATATATCTTCTTTCCGCCGTTTTAAGAACAGCCAATGAAGAATGGAAAGTAAAAACTTATCCGATAAGGCTTTCTAAATTTAAGCTCAAAGAACCTGCAGAAAACGTCAAATATCTTAAAGATTGGGATTACGCTCAAAGAATTATAGACAAAGCCGCAGATCATTTAAAACCAATTATTTATACGGCTCTTTATACCGGATTGCGAGAAAGCAATATCCTTAATCTTAAATGGTCAGATATAGACTTTAACAATAGACAAATAACCCTAAAAGTAAAGGATTCCACAAAATTCGGAGGGAAAATCCACACAATGCCCTTCCCCCAACCTTTAATGGTTATATTCGAAAATCAACCCAAAATTAATAATTATGTTTTTAACTATAAAAACAAACCAATAAAAAGCATCTCCACAGCGTGGCGCAATATTTTCTATAAAAGAAATACAAGAAAATCTTTTAGCAAGGAATTGAAAGATCCAACCTTGCCTTACACAAATTTTCACACACTACGCCACACTTTCGCGACATGGGTCTTACGAAAAACAAAAAATTTAAGAACAACAAAAGAACTCTTAGGCCACGCCAATATCAATACGACGTTAAAATATGCGCACACTCTCGACGATGAAAAACGTCAAGCGTTAGACTCTGTATTTCCTGATTACTAGGATTCGTTTCACTGTGCAAGTTTTGTGCAACTTTAACAAAACGACTCGGCATTTTTTTGCACAGAACAGCATTTACAAAACAACAAAATTAATACACTAAACACAACAAAGCCCTAGGCTTTCCTAGGGCTTTTGAATGGTGCTCGGGGACGGGATCGAACCGCCGACACGAGGATTTTCAGAACTATAATCTAATTAAATTTTATTAAATATTATCAATAGAATATAAACGCAAAATTTATATTGTGTGCAAATTTTGTGCAACTTTATCTTGTTTGTGTAAAATACTTCTGAATTTTCCTATCCAATACCATTCTTTGTCTCACTTTGTTTTCAATCTTCTGATTACTTACACAACGCAACCGATATTCCGGATAATCATCTATTAAGCCTTTTACAAAATCCACAAACTTATCTTGAGGCGCATAACTTATCATTGGGCATCTTCCTTTATAATATGCACCAATATACCCATCAACATGTACGATATATATATCTTTCATTCACAAAGTTCCAATTCCTGCCTTAATTTATCGATTCGCCCGATCCACTCCCAGGTGTTCGGAAATTCCGAATAACTGGCTTTTTCAAGCTCCGCCGCCACAGCAGCGCCAGCCACAGGATAAGTTGGACAATTTTCATAAGACACCTGCCTGCATGAGACTAAGCAGCTCAGCACGGCCGGCATTAGGACGAGCCTGAATTTCTGCCTTTTTCTTTTCCACATATCTGATCACCTCCACCTGCTCTTTTACAATCCTAACCTCAGCATGACTGCGGCCAAGCAGATAAGCTCCGCCAAGAGCAGCAGCCAAAATAACAATACCAAACGCATTTTTCATTATTTCTTCCGCTCCACTAAACCAGCGCCAAGCAATGATAGGCCGGAACCGCCCAAAAAACATACCGTATCAAACGGATAATGCAGAAAAGCCGCAATAATGCTGCTAACACAAAAAATGCCACCGAATACCCGTTTCGCGGACATCTGTTCGTTCCGACCTTGAAAAATTTCTAAGAATTTAGCCATTTACCTACCCTTTTACACCACCATAAACTTTTCCGGTGGTCAACAATAGACAAGGCGACAAACGGCGGCCAAAACCACCGCCGCAACTGCAATTAAATGAAATTTGTATTTTTTTAATTTAGACATGCCAATACTCCGCCAAGATAAGCCCCAAACAACCACTCACCCCAGTTCCAACCTGATTTTCCCAGTGCTTTAAGCTTTTCAAGCAAACCGCCCAACCAATAACAGACGCCCATTCCGAGGCCTGAGAGCATCAGCGGCAGGCTGCCGAAGTACAAGCCCCACAGAAACGTGATGATGAGGCCGGTCAGCGTTACCCCGCAAAAACCGAACAGTTTCGGGTATTCATACAGCCAGACGTTTTTTCCCTTATAGCTGACACGGCAGGAATAGAGCAAATCGTCGATCAGTTCACATTCACGATATTGTACTAAATTCGGATTAAGCTTGCCGCCCTCCAGCAACCGGCCAATATACAATCCCCAGCCATACAGCTGATAGCTGACATAACAACAAATGAACCCAATAATAGCTTTTTCGAGGCTGTTTCCAAAATGGAAATAACCACAAATACCAAAAAACAGCGCATACCAGATTTTGTTCTCCGGAATATACTCTTCCCAAAGTCCGCCGCGGATTCGCCATAAAAACGCGGATAATGCAATTATTAAATAAATCATACCTTCCACACTCCCTTTTCAATAATTTTAGCCACACGAACCGCCCTCTCTCCAACATCTTTGGCATATTTAGACGCCAAACATTCGGTTGCCGCTTGGATGTAATTGCCCACACCGAGATAACTCAGCATTTTCTGAAATTTCAAAAGCCCGGCCATTCCAAGATTAAAAGCCATGTCAACCAAAGCATATTGGCGCTCATCATCCAGATTTTTCCAAAACGGAATCTGTCGCGCACATTCATCGGAAATACGCTTAATATCATTGCGGAGCAGATAAAAAGCCGCATTTTTGGTGATTCCGTTCCGCCAATCTCCGATAACCCGTTTTTCTTCGTCCGTCGGTGGATTAGTCTCCAAATTACGCCCGACACCAATTGTCCAATATCCGGCCGGACATTTATATGGCTGCAATCTGATGCCCTCATGCAGACACAGCCTTTGCACCGCTTCATTCACATCAATCATTTCTTTTTCTCGCCTTTCTCTCCAACATCACTTCCAGCTTAACTTTAAGCTCGGTCAGTATTTCATTGTTCTCTTTCAAAGCCTGCTCAATCGCATCAAATTTGGCCAAAGCATTGGATGAATCCCATTCAAGCCTGGTCACCTTCGTTTCAATTATTCCCTGCCATTTTCCAAACCTCAAAAAATTAACCACAACCCCGCACAAAGCCGCTAAGCCGGAAACCAATCCCCAGTCCATTATTTTTTTTCTCCAACAAAAAAGGGAGCTTTTCAGCTCCCTCAGCATCTTAACAAGTTTTTCGGTCATAATAATTCGCCTCGGCAAGATTTTTTTCAACCTTGCTCATATCCTTCAGCATATCGGACATCGCCATCATACTGGACAGCGGAAATCCCTTCTCGCCTAATTTCCGCATTTCTTCCAGCATCATTTTGACGCCGGTATGCATATCAGAACGCATTTTTTCAATTTCATCGCGCGACATATCAGTTCTCCCCGTATTTTTTCATAAATTCCATCAGCTGAGCCGGCGTATCGGATTTTATTTTGATTTCGCCCATAAAAGTATTAAAACTTTTATCCGGCAGATTGGCGGCATATTTCTTGATTAAACCGTCCAAAACGTCCAAATCAATATACCCGCTCCCGTCATCCATCAGCTTCAAAGCCTTGCTTCCCTGCGTTGCCAGCTTATATTCCGCCGCAATATGAAGCCCCACATTGGACCAGGCATCAGCCAAACTTTCAGGTTGATTTTTGGCAAATTCATCTGCCAGAAAATCATTTGCCGCTTTCAGCGCATTCTCCAAACTAATTTTCATCTTTTATCCCTTCATATATAAGGGGAGCGGAGCAAAAACCCCGCTCCGGACTATTACTGTTTGGCAGAAGCCTTATTGGCAATAATAACGCCCTGCGCGCCTGCGGCCTCAGTCGTAATTGTCTGCGGTTCAAAAGCAACCGGCACACAACCCGGCAGCGGCTGCGGACACAACGCACTCAGGGGTATAACCTCTTTCGTGATGGCATTCAGACGGCTGTTAATGCTTGCAAACTCTTTGTTTGCAATAATAAACTGGAAGTCTGTAGCCTGCTTGTTGAGGGCGGCTTCTTTATCCAGACGGCAGATTTCGGCCTGCTGACGTTCACGACTGTCAACCAGCTCTTTGAAAATCGTCTCCAAACGACCGTTGACGCGTTCTTTTTCCGCGGCCATCCGGGTGGTATAATCTTCAAAAAGCTTCAAATCGCTCATGTCCGAATATTCTTTTGCCTGAAGTCTGGCAATTTCCAGATTCTGGCCCAGTTCAAAGCGATTAACCGGCGTATTGTCTGAACACGGCTGAACAAAGACTGTTTCATTGAACCCGCGGCCCCATCCATTGCCGCAATAGCCATGATGACCACAGCCATTTTCTTCGCGGATAATCTGACGGACTTTTTCTTCGCTGGTCTTTGAACCCAAAGCAGTCGCACCCATTGCCGTACCGGCAGCGCCCAAACCTGTATTAAGCAGTTTCCAAGCAGCCGAGCCGATACCGGCTCCGTTAATTTCAAGACTCATATTGGTTCCTCCTAAAAAAGCAAGCGGAATTGCTTGCCTTTTCAGGATAGCTGGAAGCTATGACTTAAATAATGACCTTGACGTGACTTTAAGGGGAATACCCAACTCCAGCAAATCAGCCACCTGCAAACCGTCAAGTGTCTTGTTAATGGCTCTGGCGTGAACTTTTTTAACCCACCGCTCACTGACGCCTGAAAATTCAGGAATTTGCTTAATTAACAAACCATCAATATAACGTCGCTTCATAATAATCAGCTCAAGCTTTGACAATTCTAAGGCCTCAAGCTTCTTCTCCAATAATTCTTTGTTGCGGCATGCCAACAAACTATTTTTAAAATTTTCAAGCCCCGTCATTGAAACCCCATTTTTTGCTTATATATCAAAAAACGGAAAAAGGCCCGAATGAGCCTTTTCTTTACCGGGTGCTTCCGGTAAGGCGGAGCGTTGCCGCGCTCCGTCCCTTTTTAAATCCATTCCTCAAAAGTTTTAACATATACCCAAGGAAACTCTGCCTCTGAAGGCAAATCCCGCAAATATTGCCGGTAAGCAATCAGTTTTTCTTTATCGCCCTCTCTGAGCGGATAATCCGGCACGGCAACCAATATATCCGTCTGCTTAAGCAGCAAATTCCGCCGCTCTCGCACCTGCTGCGCTTTAGCCTCGTCGGAATAGCGATGAAAAACGGCCACTTCAACAATTTTGTCTTCCCGTTCCTCAAACTCAAAAGAAAAAGTTCCGTCGCAGTCACTGTAGCCGCTTCTGTCCGCCAGCAGTTCTACCGGCTTGTAGCCGTCTGCCAGCAGCTGATGAGCATTAACTTCC